ATTACATTCCGAACTTATGTTCGTCTGGACTCTATACGCCACATATCAGAACCACGAAACGACCTCACCACTACTTTGGAATCGAGAGACTATGCGAGGCGGAGTAAGAAAACTCATTCGTGAAGCACATGCGAAAACCCCGTTCCACACCACAATTCTAACCTGCGACTGGAGCCAGTTTGACAAGAGACTATTGTTCGAGCTGATGAAAGAAGTTTTTGACATATGGAGAACGTATTACGATTTTTCCTCTTACGAAGAGACTTCAATCTACAATGGAAACAGATCAAAAGTTGACCCTGCTAGGATTCAGAAACTCTGGACTTGGATGACATCAGCGATTTTAAACACGCCGATTATCCTACCTAACGGACAAACTTACCGATGGAAACACAACGGATTTGGATCTGGTTTCATGATGACTCAACTTTTAGATTCTTTTGCGAACGCTATCATGCTATTGACTTGCTTAGCCGCACTTGGGATCCGAATTGAAGATGACACCTTTTGGATGCTTGTTCAAGGAGACGACTCTATTATCGCTTTTTGTGAACACGTATACGGATTTGACTTTATGAACAAACTAGCCGAATCTGCGTTGTTCTACTTTAACGCGAAATTGAACACTAAGAAATCAAAGTGCTCAAACACGTTTCAAGGACACACTATTCTTGGATACATTATCAAGAACCAAATGCCTTATCGCACTGACGAAGATCTTTTGCGACATCTACTTTTCCCCGAGACTGAAAAGAACACTTGGAACAGACAAGTTTCTGTACTTGTAGGACTTGCTTACGCATCCTGCGGTATGACACCGAAATTTTTCGAATTTGCCAAGTATTGTTATGAACGACTCATATCTAAGGGAGACGAACCTGATTTTAAATATCTCAAATGGTTTCAACGAGCTGGAATCTTGAACCTTGATGATATTGATCTTTATACCTTCCCAAACAGAATTGACCTGGTAGGTCAGCTCTGGCTACCTCCTGTGCGCACACACAAAATGACACAGAGAATATGGCCGACTGAACCTGGACCACGTGGAGATTTTTACTTTCTTCATGACTAGCTATTTTTGCTATGGTTATATTTATTTTCTAT